GAATCACAGCCACAAACTATCATCAAAACAATGGAGGCAAGATGAAAGATTATTATATCGTATACACAAAAGATGGGTGCCCTTACTGCGATCGAGCAATTGGGACACTGAGGGAACAAAACCAACCATTCATGGTGGGAGATTTAACTCACAATCCAGAACTTTTGAGCGCAATCAAGGAACAAAACCAAATGACAACTGTACCAATCGTACAGTATATTGTTCACAAACCTGTGCCATGGCAAGATCAACCGATTCCGCACCCAATGCTTGTTGGTGGCAGTGACGACCTGATCAAGCACTTTGAGGAGAGTGATGAAGAAGGAGAGAGTTGACCACCCAGATCACTACAATCAAGGGATCGAAGTGATTGACTACATAGACAGTTGGAATCTTGATTTTACAACTGGAAATATTATCAAATATGTTTCTCGCCATAAATATAAAGACGAACCCTTAGAGGATCTTAAAAAGGCGAGATGGTATTTGGATAGATTGATAAGTAAATACGAGGATAAAAAATGAGAGAATGTTTGTCATATAACGATGTGTTGTTGGTGCCGCAATATTCGGGTATCAAAAGCAGATCACAAGTAAATTTGGAAAGTAGGTTGAGTAATAAAACGTTCACACTTCCTATTATTTCCAGCCCTATGGATACTGTCACTGGGACCGAAATGGCTCTAGCCATGGAACAAGCTGGTGGTTTAGGTGTCGTTCACAGGTATTGTAGTATTCCAGAACAAATCGAAATGATTAGTTATGAAGGGGTCCGAGCCGCAGCAACTGGCGTCACCGGAGACTTCACAGATCGTGCAGCTGCCCTTTATAATGCAGGCATTCGCATTTTTTGTCTGGACGTTGCTCACGGCGATCATACGCATATGCAGGGAGCAATTGAGAGACTGAAGGATACATATGGCGAAGAAGTTCATGTGATGGCTGGCAATGTCGCCACAAGAGCAGCCTATGAGCGTCTTTCCGAATGGGGAGCCGATAGTATTCGTGTTGGTATTGGTGGTGGATCTATTTGCTCCACTCGTATCCAAACCGGTCACGGTATGCCTACTTTTCAATCAGTTTTAGATTGCGCTGGCTCAGAGCGAGATACAACAATTATTGCCGATGGTGGTATTACAACTGCTGGCGATATTGTAAAGGCTCTTGCGGCAGGAGCAGACTTTGTTATTCTGGGTTCTCTTTTGGCTGGTACAAACGAGACACCAGGTCAGATATTCAAAAGTAAAAAGGGTAAAGAATACAAAGTCTATCGTGGTATGGCTTCTAAAGAGGCACAAAAGGATTGGAGAGGTTCTTTCTCTTCAAATGAAGGAGTCTCTACAACAGTAGATACCAAGGGTCCGGTTGCAACCATTTTGGATGATCTTGCAAATGGCATTCGCAGTGGACTATCTTATTCAGGTGCTACCACCATCTTTGAACTCCAAGCAAAAGCAGAGTTCATCAGGCAAACAGCATCAGGCCAAGTTGAAAGCTCGACTCATATTCTGAGGCAATAATGGCAAAGAAACTTCCAAAATATGGCGAAGATTACAAGAAGGTCATATTTTATGATTCTGATAAAAGACACGCAGATCTAAAACTTAGATTGCAGTATGATGGTCTAAAGCAGAACGAGTTTTTCAGGGCTGTTGTCACTGCGTATCTAAACAAAGATGATGATTTTATGAAATTCATTGAACATTATAGAGAAGATAATGAAATAATGGATAAGACTAAATTAGCAAAGCAAAGAAAAACAAAGAAAAAAGAAGATGAAGTAAAAACAAAGTTCGCTTTAAAAGAAAAAGAAATTGAAAGTATATTTGATTTGTTGGAGGAGGAACACCCAGACTTATGAGAGAATGCGCTGAAAGATGTGAAGAATTGAATACAAGTTGTCCTTGCGAAGATTGTCGCTTATGGATTGAGCATGAAGAGGATTTGAACTGCACTCTACACGCAGTAAAGAACAATCACACAGGTGAATTAACCTTACGAGAGGTTGCTGATCGAATGGGTATTAGTTTTGTCAGAGTAAAACAAATACAAGATAAAGCCATGAGAAAAGTCGTAAAATCTCTCAACAAGGACAAAGCATACTAAAAAAAGTATTTTATAAAAGAATATACTATTTATAAGAGAAGTTCTTTTATGAAAGGAGGCTTAGGAACAATGTCAGATAAAAAGAAAGGATTATTGAATGAAGGTACGATTCGTCGGTTTATGAAATTGGCGGAAATTGACAAACTTAGCGATGGGTTTGTCTCTGGTCTTGTACAGGAGGCTGTTGAAGAAGTCGAAGAAGGTATGGGTATGAAAGCTTATGCTCGACACGAAGACGAAAAAGAGGAAGCTCTTGAAGAAGATGCTGTCGAAGAAGCACATTGCGGTCAGCGCGATGATGAATTAGAAGAAATGGCCCACCCTGGTGAGCGTGACGATGAGATGGAAGATGCTGAAGAGGAGGCTGCTCTCGAAGCCCCTGCTGAAGAGGCTCCCGCTGCTGGTGGTGCCGAGGCAATCTTTACCGATCTTGTTGATCGAATCATTGCTCTTGCAGGTGAGCACGGAGTTGAGATGTCCCGAGATGGTGGCGAGGCTGAAGAAGCTGCTCCCGAGATGGACATGGAGCCCGCTGCTGATGACCTTGAAATGGCCGATGAGCCGATGATGGAAGATGAAGAAATTCCTGGTGTTGAGCTTGAAGAAGATGTTGACGAAGATGCGATGGTCGCTGAGATCACCCGTCGAGTTACCGCTCGTCTTCAGCAAGAAAGCCGTAAAGAAAGCATGGCAGATGAACTTGCTGAGAGAATTATGGCTCGCATCAAGGAAAGTAGTCAGAAATAAAGATGAGTTCTCCTTTTCGCAAGAAAAGAGAAAGGCTCACACAATACTTTCAAAAACAAATTCCTGGTTTTGAGATTCTTAGTAAGAAGAAAAGCCCTCTTATGAGGGCTATCTCTAAGATTCTTTTCTTCAATAAGAAGTTTCTAACCAGTTATGTTACGACATTGTATCCCAAAGTTTATGTGCCAGAGCTACCATGGCGCGAAAAAGACCATGTTGCTGCCATGGCAACACTAGCTCACGAATACGTTCATTTAAAAGATCGGAAAAGAATGGGATTGTTGTTTAATTTCCTCTATCTTTTTCCGCAAAACCTTGCCCCCTTTGCCTTGTTGGGTGCCTTTGGCAATAGTCCACTGTGGTTTCTGTGTTTGTTGTTCCTACTTCCAATACCCAGTCCAACAAGGGCATGGCTAGAGTTCCGAGGATATCGGATGACTCTAGCCGTGTGGGCTCATTTCCTTGGTAGAGATTGGTCTCCTGGTAGATTCATAGATTCAGTTGTAGAAAGAAACTTTGTAGGTTCTGCATATTATTGGATGTTTCCATTTAGAAGATATCTTATCAAAAAGTTTCACAGTGAGCATTATAAAAGAAGAAATAGGCCAGAGATTAGAGAAGTATTAAATATACTAGAAAACGATTAACAAATCCAAAACAATCTGTATAATATTCATAGACAAGGAGGACGTATGTCTTATATCAAAGCAGAGTATATTTGGCTGGATGGTACAAAGCCGACAGCACTGATAAGAAGTAAAACAAAGATTATGAAAGATCCCAAAACAATGAGGTTGAACCCTCCTGTTTGGGGTTTTGACGGTTCAAGCACAAATCAAGCACCAGGGGACGCATCGGACTGTGTTTTGAATCCTGTTTCTACTTTCCCTGATCCTATCAGAGGAGGCAACAATGTTTTGGTTATGTGTGAGGTTCTGAACACAGATGGAACACCACACGAATCCAACACTAGACACCAATGCTTGGAAGTTCACGAAGAACATAAAAACCAACAGATGCTATTTGGACTGGAACAGGAATATACTTTCTTTCAAGGTAATCGACCTCTTGGCCTAACTAACCAACAAAAAGAGCAAGGCGACTTCTATTGTGGTGTTGGAGCAGACAACATCTACGGACGAGAGATTGTTGAGGAACATCTTGATCTCTGCTTGGCTGCTGGTCTAGACGTATCAGGTATCAATGCAGAAGTTATGCCGGGGCAATGGGAGTTTCAGATTGGCCCCGTATCCGCACCGAGAATAGCAGATCAACTTGTCATTGCCCGATGGCTTCTTATGCGAGTAGCAGAGAAGAGCGGGGTCACAGTTTCGTTTGAAGGTAAGCCCGCTATTGGTGATTGGAATGGTGCCGGCTGTCATGCTAATGTCAGTAACTTGGAAATGAGACGATCCTACGCTGCTTGTGTGGATGCCTGTGTTGCTCTTGGAGAGCGAGCACAGCTTCACATTGAGAACTATGGACACGGCATTCAGGATAGGCTGACTGGA